GAAAACTTGTGAAGTTGGATAATCGATTCGCCGGTGCTACAAAATTTTGATTGAAGTGTAGATGATTTCGAGTCAATCTATGCCACTTTTTATTAGGTTCTATAAAATTGGTGTAGCCGCTGTCTATAAACCAAAAAGGAAAATTGTTATCTATTTTACTCACTAATATCTGTTCGTTACCTACAGTATTGCGTAATAAACAATCCTCCTCTACAGTATTAAAATCTCTGCGTCGCATCATTTCTGCATCGGGATCAATCTGAAGACCCACAGTTTTAATAAAATTTTGTTTTGGATGAGATCGATAAATTTCTAATATACGTTCTTCGCCTAATCGGTCAATTAAGATATCTATACGTTTGTTAATGTTTTTATAAAAATATTCTTTATGATTGCTAATCTGCTGATTTACTAAATCAACCCATGCTTTGAGGTCTTTACGAACTCCTTGATGAATTTTTTGTTTTATTTTTGCACGATGCTTTTCTAAATTAAATCGAGGCTTATCTCTGGTTTCAATAATCCATGCAATCATTCCAGCAGTATGACGTTCATCTAATTCAATATGTTTACAAGAATCTAATACATTTACCAATTCAATTAAGAATCTGGCTATTTCTTTGTCGTTAAGTAGGAGTTTCATTGATTAAGTAATTTCCATGCGGTGCCATTGGCTATTTCTTCGTGTGTAAATTGGCCATAGGCTAGATTACAACAGTGGGCGTATACCTGCTCTGGGTCAGGATAATAAGGAGTTGCAATTTTAGATAGATCTGTAGTTGCTAGTGGTGTTGCAGCACAGCTTACTGTAGTAAATGCTGGAATTCCATAAGCTATAGATTCCATAGCGGCAATGCTATTAAATGCCACGGTGGCAAATATTCCTGTGTCTAATGCGTCATATATGCTATTTGCATTTCTATCAGATCTTGATCCTTTGTGTTTGACAATAATGGGCATATCTGTATATTTTTTGATTTCGGCCATTGTAGTATCTAACCACTCAGGCATATCATATCCAAAATAATGACAGGATTTAGGATTAGAAACTACTAATAAAATTTTGTCTCCATCTTTTTTCCATCCCGGCCAGCGTAATCTATTATCACCTTTAACTAATGCTTCCCATCTATCTGCCGGTCTCGATTCTACTAAAGATTTTTGTAATTCATTTTTAACTATTCTATGATAAATCTTCTTGCCACTAGGATTTCCTGCACTGACAAAATTTCCAAAATAGCCGGTGTCCATATAATAAAAATCTATACCTCTGTTAATACAATCGTGTATGTATTTTCTTTTGATTATTCCTCTAAAAATAGGAGGTACAGGCTCTGGTATAGTTTTGCTAAAAGTGCCTTCCCATGAATAATCCTCATCCATTTAATATTATCTCCATAGCTTTACCTGTTTTTAATTCTGATGTATGAAATTGACCATATGCTAAATGACAACCCCATGCATATAATTTATCCATGTCTGGATAATAAGGATTTTCAATTTTAGTTAAATCTTGTGACGATACTGGACTTGCTGCGTTTGCAGGTGCAAGAGTGAATGCTGGAATTCCGTGAAATATTGCCTCAGTGGCTGCAACGCTATTGAATGTAACTAATGCAAATACGTCATCGTCTAAGGCCTCTTGTAGGGTATCTCTCGCTATTCTATCTATTCTTTTAGGTGCTCGTTCTCTAACTTCTATAGGTCGATCTGTATGTTTTTTAATAGTATCGATAGTATATTGCAACCATATATCTAAATCATATCCGTAAAATTTCATTGGTTTTTCATCGGGCTTGGCAATTAATATTTTTCTACCGTTCTTTTTCCAAGGCTGAAATGTTTTCTTAAAGCCGTTAAATCTGTCTCCGGGTCGGGAAATTATTTCACCATGTTGAAGATCATTTTTAACGATACGATGCCAATATTTCCATCCATTGGGATTTGACGGTGTACGTTCATTTCCAAAATAACCTGTATCCATATAGTAGAAAGTTCTTTTATCTTCCCAACATTTATGGATGATTTTCTTTTTAAGGATTCCTCTTAATACCAAGGGTCTCTTTGATTCTTCGTAGACAAATAAATCTGTATCAAGTGTGCGAGCACCGCAGCCAGTAGCGAACATATTAATATATTCGTCTTCGTCACCCTTGCTCAAAAATAACCAATCGTTCATTTTAACATCTCGCGAAGATACTGTTTCCATATCTTGTGATAGTCACAGCGGCGATATTCTTTAAACCACGGGCCGCCTTCGGTATAGTGTATAGCTTTAGGTTTACCATCTTGTGGTTCACTATACCAACCTGACAACCAATTCCATTCGGGAGACAATGCTCCAATTTCGGCATCGTCCAACCATTGGAATCTGTGTAGAAACTGACCTGTTTGTGCATTTACTATTTCTAGTGTCAGCTGTTGATTAGACGGATGACCGCAGTTCCAAAGGATCATTGAACTCCAATTCTTACGAGGATATGGTAGTTGTTTGCAGCCATCCATTTTCAGTCCTTCTTTGGGCGTATAGTCATGCTTTACTACCATTACAGCATATTGATCATCGGCTTGATCGAACAGATTTTTAATATCGTCAACAAACACAACATCACAGTCCACAAATACGGCCCATCCTTTATATCCTGTAAGATATGGTACTAGGAATCTAGTGAATGTGAATTCTGTTGAACTTAAAGGATCTATAGGTCTGGTGTATATCCCACTGTCACGCAGTTCTTGCTGTTTTAAACTTATAACCTGTGCTTGCGGCTGATGTTTGTTTATACTGTGTTCGCACACTTGATAAGCAATATCTTCTCGTATGTCATATCCTACAAATACTTTCATCGTCTTTGTATGTCCTCTTCCACACACTGTTCACCATACTGTATTTCAACAATTTTTAAAGGAGTATCATAAGGATTTGTCAGTTGATGCCACTCTTGTTTTATCACGTGTAACTGATCATGTTTGTTTAATTCTGCAGACGGCAGTTCGAAATCTAGTGGTGTGACTCTATTGACCATCGCTTTACCTTCGCTTACTATCCAATATTCTGATCTTAGTTCATGTCTTTGCATAGAAAGACTTTTGCCTGGGTTTACTGTTAATTCTTTTACTTTCATCCCCGGCACTTCGTGTAAAACACGATAATATCCCCATTGGCGTTCTGTTTTTGGTGCTTTCCACTCTTGTAAAATCCAGCTACTAGAATTCTTTTTGTCTTCGCCGCCGACACCGAATACGAATTCTACTCCAGGTTCTGACATTTCCGGAATATTATCTGCTGTGCGGTCACCGCCGTTGGCAAAGATAATATGATCTCCGGGATACATCAATTTGACATTTCGAATAGCTTCTATGGCGTGATTTTCTGTGTCGTTGAATAATATACAATGATCTACTGCTTTAAGATTCTGTATAATATTGATACGCTCAGAACTAGGCATAAATTCTCTGCCTTTTTTTCTGCGTAGCCAATCATCTGAATTTACTCCAACTACAAGAGTATCTCCTAGCTTTTTCGCAGCGTTAATATAAGAAATGTGACCAGCATGTAGAGGATCAAATCCTCCGGTGATTAATACGATTGTTTTCATGCAGATATTTATCTGCGTATATTATTGATGATTTAAAGAGTGGCGTCTTCGAGTCCGGCTGTGCGGAGTTTAACGATATTTGAAACCTGCCATTGTTTGATATCAAGTGCTTTAATAATACCTAACCACTTGTTTCTTAACAGAGCAAAGTCATTGATAATCTTTTCAAAATCAACAACATCAGCTTCGCCTTCTACAAACTTCTCACAATCTCTAGAGCTTAATGCTCTCTGATAACTTTCGAGATATTTGCGGAAGTGACTGCTTCGCAATCTGCGAAGCTCAATGTTGAGATATTCTAATATAGCTTCGATTTCTTGCAACTGGTTGAATCTATTTTCAACGATACCAGGCATATTAGCTGCGGCTTTTTCTAAACTACCCGAAACTTTAACATCATATTTTGCCTGTTGAAGTTCAGATTCGTAATAGGCCACAGCATCTGGAATCGCACTGATATCCTTTGAAACTTTATCGTACCAGTTCATTCGTCCTCGTCTTCGTAACCATCGTAGTTGTCGTAATCTTCTTCAATCTCTTCACCGTCAATGGCATATTCGATGGCTTGATCTAGATATGGATCTACACCTTGTAGACTATCGAGAACAGAATCTTTAATACCATGATCGATTAATGTATTGACAAAATCGGCCGCTACATCTTTTCTTGCTTTTTCTGGAATATGTTCTACCATTGATGTCCAAAGGTCTGCAATTAAATCTTCTTTCATTCCACGCTCTCCGTTTCAGGTTCAACAGTATTAGTTATCCCAGAATCAGATTTTTCACCAAATTTAGATATGTCTTGCATGATTTTATCGAGACTGCCATTTTCATTGCGTTCCCATGCCTTGCGGAACT